CTATACTTGCGGTAATACCTGACCAAGCACCAACATTGGTTAATGAATTATTAATATTGGTATAGCTAGTTTCAAGTCCGGTTACTCGAGAAGAAAAACTACCAGTGCTGTTTGATATGGCTGTGGTAACATCTGAACTACTTGCCTTAGTTGCGATACTTGCGGTAATACCTGACCATACTCCAACATTGGTTAATGAATTATTAATATTGGTTAATGTATTCAATACATTGGTTAATGTATTCAATACATTGGTATAGTTTGTCTCTAATGTTAAAGAAGTCGCCGCTAGAGATCCGGTACTACTGCTGATAGCACTTTGTAAACTTGTAATAGCGGCATTACTTGATAAGTTAATCCAACTACCTGCATTAGTTAATGAATTATTAATATTGGTTAATGTATTATTAATATTGGTATAGTTAGTTTCAAGTCCGGTTACTCGAGTGGCAAATGAAGCTGTGCTGTTTGATATGGCTGTGGTAACATCTGAACTACTTGCCTTAGTTGCGATACTTGCGGTAATACCTGACCATACTCCAACATTGGTTAATGAATTATTAACATCGGTTAATGTATTCAATACATTGGTATAGTTTGTCTGTAATGTTGAAACATTTGTTGCTAAAGATGATGTACTATTACTTAAAGAAGTTATACTTTGATTAATTGTACTAACGGAATTAGTCAATGAGGTATTAAAATTACTACCTAAACTAGTAATACTTTGAGCAAGGCTAGATGTGCTATTACTTAGAGCAGTTATACTTTGATTAATTGTACTAACAGAATTTGTCAATGAGGTATTAAAATCACTTCCCAGTGTTGAGATGCTCTGAGCCAATGACGCAGTGTTACTACTTAATGAAGTTAGCGATTGATTAACCGTGCTAACGGCATTGGTTAATGATGAATTGAAATCAGTGCCCAGTGTTGTAATACTTTGAGCAAGGCTAGATGTGCTATTACTTAGAGCAGTTATACTTTGATTAATTGTACTAACGGCATTGGTCAATGAGGTATTAAAATTACTACCTAGCCCAGTAATACTTTGAGCCAAACTTGCTGTATTATTATTCAGTAGAGTAATTTCTTGATTGAAACTACTCACTGCACTAGTCAATGATGAATTAAAATCACTACCTAAACTAGTAATACTTTGAGCCAATGACGCGGTGTTACTACTTAATGAAGTTAGCGATTGATTAACTGTACTCACTGCACTAGTCAATGATGAATTAAAATCACTACCTAAACTAGTAATACTTTGAGCTAAACTTGCTGTATTGTTATTCAGTAAAGTAATCTCTTGATTGAAACTACTCACTGCACTAGTCAATGATGAATTAAAATCACTACCTAAACTAGTAATACTCTGTGCCAATGACGCAGTATTATTGTTTAGTAGAGTAATTTCTTGATTGAAACTACTAACGGCATTGGTCAATGAGGTATTAAAATCACTTCCCAATGTTGTAACACTTTGAGCCAATGACGCAGTATTGCTACTTAATGAAGTTAGTGATTGATTAATCGTGCTAACCGCATTGGTCAATGATGAATTAAAATTGGTTCCCAATGTTGTAACACTTTGAGCAAGACTAGATGTACTATTACTTAATGCTGTTAAACTTTGGTTAATTGTACTCACTGCATTAGTCAATGAGGTATTAAAATTACTACCTAGCCCAGTAATACTTTGAGCTAAACTTGCTGTATTTGTGTTTAGCAGAGTAATTTCTTGATTGAAATGACTTGTTGCACTGGTTAGTGCTGTAGTAAATGAGCTATCTAATGTTGTAATACTCTGTGCTAATGACGCAGTATTGTTATTCAGCAGAGTAATTTCTTGATTGAAACTACTCACTGCATTGGTCAATGAGGTATTAAAATTACTACCTAAACTAGTAATCCTCTGAGCAAGACTGGTAGTAGAATTGGTAAAAAGTACTATTAAATTTGTATAACTTGCAGTGGCACTAGTTTGGTAAGTATTAAACCTAGTCTGCATAGAATCTAGAGATATTGCAAGACTTGCGGTACTATCGGCGGCAATTAGTCGAATAGCATCTATCTGTGCGCTGGATAATGTGGTTCCTGTGGTTAAATTAGTGGCAGTAATTCCTAAACCAGAAATTAATCCGGCAAATTGGCCAGGGTATGCCGCAAACAATGCGGCTAATTTGCCATAGGTTATCGCCGGATTTGTAGTTCCTTGAAGCTGTGAGAAGTTAGTATTGACCTTCTCAAAAGCATCTTTAATACTATCGCCGGTTCCGGCATCTGGATTTCCAATTGTAATTAATGAAAGCATTTAAATTCCTCAGGCTGATCATAGGTTGCTGAGGTATTTACCAGATTTTTAACTTTAGTGAAGTACGCGGTTTTCTAACTCGTGTAGGCCATCTATGCCAAATAATGATAATATTTTAGTAACTGCTTCTGGAGGGGATGACATTAAATTTTCCGGAAACATAATTGATTTTAATTCACCGCTTGGTCCTAGAACAAATCCGTAATCATCTTTGCAAAAATCATCGTCTTCTTCTATTTCTTCAATCTCTAAGTTTGCTACTTGAGTTTCGTTGGGCATAACATTACTCCGTTTTTAAAATTTTGATAATTACTACCTACTGCTGGATAACTGTAATACTGCCCTCCATTTTATGTACAATAATATTTAGTGCGGATTAAATATAATTCTACTTTACTGTAAAGGAAATAGAAATCATGGAATTAATTATCGCGATCGTTGTAGTAGCAGTTGTTGCCGCTTATTTTGTTTTGAAAAATTCAAAAGGCAGTAAGCAAGAAACCCCAGAAGCAGCCCCTTATAAGGTCGAAACTGCAATAGCAGAAACTCCAGTACCAGTCGTCATTGAAACTGCACCAGTAGTTGAAGTTGCACCAGTGGTTATTGAAACTGCACCAGTAGTTGAAGTTGCACCTGTTGTTGAAGCAGCCCCGGCAAAGAAAGCCCGTAAGCCTCGCGCCCCAAAAGCACCTGTTAAGGCTGCTAAGCCAACGAAGAAATCATAATTTCTTTAGTTCTTCTGCAAGAGAGAAGGAAGCGAGATTTTTACCTTTACTCTCCGCCATGATATCATGTGTATCTAGGAAACTTAGAGCCCATTCGTTGACTACTGGGTTCCAGTAGAATTCTGAGTGTGCCCTAAGTTTCTGTTTCTTGTAGCCTTGCTCTAGCAATAGAGCGTGATCTGGCATTAGATCAGATCTATGATCCACGAGATAATCTTCACGGCTGATGCTATAGTGCATAGTAGGCCTAACCCCACGCCAACTATCAACCACCCTACTAACCCTGGGGTCCAACGGTTGGATGTACTCACCAGTCTTAATCCAATGATGATGAATATCAAGTACGATAGGCACCAAGTCGCTAAGAGTAAGACAGTCATCTAATCCCCACGAATTTTCTTCGTTTTCGATTGTAATACAATTCCTTGCTTCGGGGGTAAGTCTTTTGTAGGCAGCGCGAATACCTTCGGGACCGGCTCGACCCGAGATGTGGACATTGATCTTAAAGTCTTGGAAGGTCTTACCGTATCCCATCCATTTTGCCATATCCGCGTGATATTCAAATTCTTCTATGCTCCTATTTACAATGTCGGGATTTTCAGATGCAAGCACAGTAAACTGCCCAGGATGCATACTAAGCCTAACGAAATTCTTGCGAGCCATATCTCCGATTTGCTTAAATCCTTTTTCGCAATAAGATCTAACTTCTGCAGATTTGTAAAAATACGACCATGTTGATTGAGTGTATACAGGAAGTATATCGCTACTGAGTCGTACCATTCTAAGATTTTCATCTAATTTTCCCACCCGATTAACAAGTAGTCTAGTAGCCTCAATGTTTTGTTCCATCAAGTCCCAAAGTTTTTTCTCAGCTATTTCCTTGCTCTGCCTATTTAGCCACGCAACGGTGGTTGTGCCGGTGTTGTATTTTTTACAATCATCGGTAGGTTTGATGCCGTTGACCTGAGATGGATTATCAATCCACTTACAAGCAAAGCCAATTCGTTTAGTTACTTTCATTAAAATCTTTCGCTGAGTAAGAGTTTACAGGTTGTTGCATCTTTTTCAGATACAAATTCAAATATCATGTATTCTTCGTACGGGTGATACATAAATCTATCACCGGGTAATCCGAATATTTCTAACACCATAGCACAACATTCGTTCCACCATGGTATACTTTGATTATCCCAATCTATTTTGACTGGGTAGGGGAAACTTTTTCCAGGGTCCAAGTTCCGTCTCCGTTATCTTTCCAATCGAGCGTATCGCCTTCTTTCCAACCTTGCTGATCTAGAAAGTCTTGAGGGAATGGCATAACAAGATCACCAGACCCGTCGTCTGCTTCTTCTACTGTAATTGTCCAAGATGTTTTTGTAGTTTCCATATTAATTCCTTGTAAGTGCATGATGAACTAAAAATGCTTTAAAAGCCTTGTAGACAGCGGCCGCCTCTTTCTCGTCTGCTTCTACTTTTACACCTCTAACATAAAAACTATCTTCGGTAACTTTAAGCATTTCTGACTGACCCGTGTGAAATATGATGTTGTTTGCTGGTGGTGCTGACACTGATAAAACTGGTGGTGGCAGCGGGTTATCAATAACGAACATTTCAATAATACCGTGTGTCATGTTATTATTTTACACTACTTTGCGGAAATAGTCAATCGTTTTAACTAATCCTTGTTCTAAATTGATTTTTGGTTCCCAGTTAAGCATTTTCTTGGCTAATGTAATATCTGGCCGGCGCTGTTTTGGATCATCCTGCGGCAGGGCCTGTTGAAGTATTTTACTGTTAGTACCTGTTAGTTTGATAACTTGTTCAGCCAATTCCCACATGGTAAACTCGCCCGGATTGCCGATATTAACGGGCCCAATAAAGTTATCATCAGAATGATTCATATGTGCCTGCATAGCATCCAACAGATCGTCTACATAGCAGAAACTTCGAGTCTGCATACCGTCGCCGTAGATAGTAATGTCTTTGCCTTGCAGTGCTTGAACCACAAAATTACTAACAACTCTGCCATCATTTTGCGACATTTTAGGTCCGTATGTGTTGAAAATACGGACAATTTTAGCCTTAACATTGTGAACACGGTAGTAGTCCATAAACAATGTTTCCGCGGCCCGCTTGCCTTCGTCGTAACAACTACGGATACCGATTGGGTTTACATTACCCCAATAAGATTCCGGTTGTGGATGAACAGCAGGATCACCATAACATTCACTGGTACTTGCCTGTAGGATCTTAGCACCTGTACGTTTGGCTAATCCTAGCATATTGTAAGAACCGATGACACTAGTCTTCATCGTTTGGATTGGATCCCACTGGTAGTAAAATGGACTTGCTGGACACGCAAGGTTATAAATTTCATCTACTTCTACATATAACGGCAAGCAAATATCTTGTCGAATAACTTCAAAGTTTTTATTACTTAGAAGATGTTCTATATTTTTTTTACTACCTGTAAAGTAGTTGTCCACACAAAGAACATGATGCCCTTCGTTGACTAATCGTTCGCAAAGATGACTTCCTAAAAATCCAGCTCCGCCTGTTACTAATATTTTTTTCATTAATGATTCCTTTTTCCGTCAAATACACAGTTAAACACTAAATCTGATTCACCGGTATTCCAAACTTTGTGAAACAGCCCGTCTGGAATTAGTATAATGTCACCACCTTGCACTTTGTACAAATCGTTACCAACTTGCATACTACCTTCTCCATACATAAAGAAATAAACCTCTTCTTGTCCGGCGTGATAATGCCCGTTTGTATTTTGAGATACATGTAGAATTGTTTGCGATAATACGAGATTTTTTAATGTCTTGTTATCTCGCAAGGTATATACACCATTAGCCTTGACAATGTCTCCGCCAATATTATTTGTATTGATCTTCATTTTCTATCCTCGGGAATTACAATGCCATATTGATCGTACATCCATTTAATGAATCCTTCGATTTCTTTATTAGGATAAGGATACACTTTATATGCGATGCTTATCCTGTCTAACCAATCTTTATCTGTCATGTCCATATCAATTCCAGTGTCGGATTACCCCTGCTATAATAACGCAGTTTGTTATTACATATGATAGCACAATAAATGTGCGAAAGCAAGCAATGAGATCAGCTTCTTGATCTGTATTGCCTGCTTTTCCCCCAAGGGCCTTGGCCCATAGTCGCCATGCTTTAATTAAACAAATCTTCATTCCATTCACGGTGACCTTCACGGAACGCCATGTTACTCTGCGTCTCGCGTACTTCTACTCGATAACACCACAAGCGAGCTGCCTCACCGGGGCCCCAATTATCAGGAATGTAAACAGCATTTACATATTTGTAAAGCATGTCACTAAGACCTTCACAGCCCAGTCGCGGCAGGACTACAATCTTGGCCATTTTCTTTTCTCCTAGCAGTTTGTATGTAGCCATTTCTGGATCATCTTGTGCTACGATAAGTGTATGATCAAATTGATCTTCTAGCGTTTTTTTAAGTTCTTTCAATCCGCCGTAGTCAGCCGCCCAATTGCGGACATCTAGGTCGTCGGTTCCAAAATAGAACTTCATTGAAAAACTGTATCCGTGGATTAGATTACAATGCGAATCCGCCCGCCACTGCCTATATGCACATGGGAATGCATCGTGATACTCTTTGGTGCTGGTGTACTTATATAGTACTGGTTGTAAATTTGCCATCTCTAGTCTCCTTTAGTTTGAGCAAGTTTGATGACATGCAGAATTTGTAAAGCGGGATGAATGCCATAGAAGACCGCTAGTGAGTTTATAGTATACTATTTACCAGATTAAAGGTCAAGGGTTATTTCTTTTTAAATCGTCCACATCTTTTCGAATGTGTTGAACTTCTGTTATAAGTTCTTCAAGGACTATGATTTCTTTCTTTTTAACTGTACCCAACCAATAGAATGAGGATGCTAGATATACGATGCCGCAAATGAGAAGAATGATCGTGAGAGTGATTGCGTGTTCCATATAGTGTATTCCATGATGAAACTATATTTAATGACTTACAGAAGATATTTTTATCGGTAGTTTATTCCGGTCTCCTTTCAACAATCTTATCACACAGTCCGTAAGCCAATGCTTCTTTGGCTGACATAAATGTATCTCGATCCATATCTTTATCAAACTCGCCGCCGGTCTTGCCCGCTGTATTGTGCTTAACATATAGTTCAGTTAACATTTTCTTCATTTGGGTGATTTCTTTAAATTGGATTGCAATATCACTTTGCATACCGCGAGCGCCACCGCTAGGCTGATGGATCATGTGTCGAGCATGGGGTAACATAAATCGTTTACCCGGGGCTCCTGCTTGTGCAAGAAAACTTCCCATGCTACACGCTTGACCCATAACATAGGTACACACATTGGGTTTAACAAATTGCATGACATCGTAGATCGCCATCCCGGAAGTAATAACTCCACCCGGACTGTTGATGTAAAAATGAATATCTTTCTCAGAATCGGCACTCTCTAAATGTAAGATTTGTGCCACTACTAGATTACTGCTTATGTCGTCGACTGGTCCATTAAGGAACACAATACGCTCATTTAGCAAACGACTAAAAATATCAAAGGCCCGCTCACCTTGTCCGGTCTTTTCAACTACCATTGGTACTAACATATAACTTTTCCTTTATTATTTTTGATCTGATGTTTTAATTGTTTCAAACAGATTACTCTTTTCTGCTTGATATTGTTTATATGATTTTACAGTTGAATCCCACATCCACCATTTAAATGTGAATACAATTAGAATGACCGTTGGAATCATTAGAATATAGGTACCGTAAGGAGCAGGCACAACTAATCCAGACCCCATGAGGCCAAAACCTACGATAAAGCATTTTTGCCAAAGGTCCCATTTGCGCCATTGCCAGCAAATAAAATTAATAATATTTTTCATTCATAACTCTCCCAACATTTAAGATTGTAATTCCAATGACGGCTATCGTAAAAGTTAAAACGGAAACAGTATCCCAACAGGCCTATTTCAAACTCTAGTCCTGCATGACTTTGTCTTGTTGTTAGATCGATAGAAAATGCAACAATACTTGAATCTTTTGTAACTTCAATTTCAATAAATTTATTCTTAAACGGAGTATTAAAAACTTTACAGGCTATATTCTTAAAATGGTCGCTCCACGGATTGCGAACACTAAAATTAAGTTGGATCATCGTTATCCTCGCTATTCTTTAGTTGATCTCGGAATACTTGTAGTTGTTGAATCAAGTGTTCTACTGCAAGTTTAGGCATAGTCAGTTCACTATACCCTACTTGAAATGCTACACGGTTATCATCAGTTACGCCGATACGATAAAAAACTTTAGTCTCGGGTTCGCGAGTAGGCGGAACAATATACGGAGTCTTAGTTTCTGGGAATTTAACTACATTAGTATAGTCGGGCTTTTTAAACCAATCAAATATCATTTAATACCTCTCTACATTCTATTAACAAATCTCTAACAGCAAGATGATTGGCAAGTTCAGGATTAAACAGTCCGCCCATTGCTAGGTAATCTGTAATCCTGGTTATTAGGTCCTGAACTTGCTCGTCCATATTACTTGTTCATCATTAGTGCGTTGAAGTTACTGGGAACAACAATAGTCTGCACTTTGCCATTCTTGATACCTTCTGAGATGTTCAACATGGCCTGTGCTTGCATAAACGCAATCGAGCTGCCGCTGTTATTGGCCAGTGCTGCCATACGACGCGATTCAGCTTCGGCAGTCTTGACTTCAACTTCTTTTTGTTTTAGCTCGTTCTTGGCCTTGACCAACTCATTAGCACTGGCCACAACTGAATCTGCTGGCAGTACATTACGAATCAACACTTGGCTGATCATGATACTACCGTCTAGCTTTTCTTCTGTAAGATTGCGAACAATCTCTTCCTTGATGAAGTTTTCCATATCGCTACGGGCATCTGCCATGTCCAATGCTTCGTACTTGCGAGCGGCCTTGTAGATAGCGTTACGAGCATTCTGTACAATGTAGTTGTACATCACATAGGTATCGCCCTTGAATTCGGCGTGGAAGCTCTTGTTCTTAGTGCTATATAGTTCAGAGACTTGTTGTGGGTTGATGTTGTAAACAACCACGGCATCAAAGTCTTTCATTGTTGAGTTGTCTTTGGCAACAGGAGTCATGTCATTGAGTGTGACATTAACATCCTTGATTGGGAATGTAAGAATATCACCAATAATGCTTTGATTGAACGAACCAGGAAGTAGTTCACCACTTTGCACTTGTTTATCAAACCCAACTCGCACACCAACTTCGCCGGTTTCGATACGAGTACAACCGGTGGCCAGGACAGCCGCAGCCAAAATAGAGAGAGTGAAAATACGCTTCATTATGTTTCCTTAAATTAAAATAAAATAACAATCACGGCCATTACCGCACATGCTAGTAATGAGACAAGTATACTATAAGCAATGGATTTTGTCAATGTCCATCGTTCTTTACCATCCATCATTCTGACAATAGTAATGCCAAAATGAATCAAGATAGCAAGTACAGCAAATACTAACCAAAGTCTAATCATTACTGGTAATCCTTGTCTACATTGACATTGGTTAGACCAGCAACTACTTGGAATTGGTTCCATGCTTTCTTAGCCGCAGGATTACTTTCCAACTCACTATCCGGCAAACAGGTTTCTAGCCAAAACTCCGGACGACGCCGAGGATGAGCACCAAATTGCCGAGGCTGATGCATTTTGCCATCTGTGTAAAGCATGGTGCTCACACTACGGAACTTGTCCTCGTCGTCTTTGCTGTTGAAGTCGTAGCCACCCCATTCGGGATTGCTCAGACCACCTAGACAGTATCCTGCCCAAATTCCCGCCCACTGTGCATCATCTTGTGGATCAAAATCTGTACGAGCAATAACAACAAGAACATCATCAATGTCTACACGACCTTCAACAATGTCCAAAATACAACGACTGTAACTTAGCCCGACTTTCATTATTCTTCCTCTGTATTAAAATCTTCACCACGGTGTTTGGTACAGACAGTTTTAATCCAACCGCCTTGAGTTTGCGTACCTGGATTACCACATTCTTCACAAGTAACTGCACTCATTGATTCGGCCATGCTAGCAAGTCCGCTAATATAATCATCACCACCC